ACAAAAACACACTTATAAAAACAACAACCGTTCCGATTTTGGAATTGACGGACGAGTTGCAAAGGAGGACAAATGAAAATCGCAACATATAATCTTACAAATCTCGGAGCGGGAAATCATATCCTCCGTGCAAAAGCAACGGACGGAACGCTCGTAAGCGCATTTTCTAACGTCATTTCATATTCACGAGTAGCGGTACACACTGCGGTGTCGAACTGCTCGACAAATGCTCCCACGGCTGTGTCTATTGGAAAGAGCCTAACGGCTTCTTTCCTCACGCACGGCGGAGATTACGCAAATTACACGTTTGCAACGGGAACAATCCTCGTTAAAATGGATGACGGAACAGGAACGTTGCAAGATATCACTTCTACCGCTTGGAGCTATGGCACAGGTTCTGACGGAAGAGAAATCGGCATTGTGCAGATTGGAAACGTCACGGGTGCGGTTTATATTTCTGTTACGGCGGGAGCTATGGCAAAACAAAAGCTTACAACACCCGTTCTCACCGACCTATCGGCGGACGGCGTTTGCAAATTCTCGTTCCCGAACGATACAAGAGCATACGCTTACAAGGTATTTGTTGACGGCACGGAGCAAGGATACGGCACGAAATGGACGGCGGAGCTTGCGGGCGACATTTACACCGTGACGATGAACGACTCTTGCTTTCCGACTGCTAAAACATACAGTATAACGGCGCAGGCGTATTCACAAGACGGCACATATCAAGACAGCGATATTTCTGCGCCCATAACGTTTACAAAGGCAGAGTCGCAGGGTTATTACATTACGTTTGCTAATATTGCATATGACGAAACCATATCCGAACACGTCTTTATACAGATAAACGGCGAAGGCAACTGGATTGACTTAGACAACCTTGGTAGTCTCGAAGAATATAATAACGTAAAATTCTTCAAGATTTACTATGTGCCGAATGGGACAGTCTCAATGGCTTTGCTTAACAATGACGGCAGTTATCCCGATATGGAAGACCCATCGCTTAGTCCTTTTGACATTACATCCGCAACATCAGTAGATACTGCAATGACAATACCTGTAACCGAAGGTAATACAGATTTTATTGTGACGGTATTTGCGACTTCGGCGTTCAAGCAAATACAGCTTATAAAGATACTCAATGACACATATTCTGCTATAGGTGCCGCCAAAACAAGTAAAATATATACGATAAAGGATTTGGAGCAAACGGGTACTGTGAAGTTATACTATGATGCTACTAATTCTCAGTGGGGCTATGATGTTGTCGATACCGGTGATTTACGCTTAGACGTCAATAATGATGCAAGCAATGCCTCTACTATAGTTTTCAGAGGCTTTTTATATGACGCACCGTCAGGTTCATCACTATCATATTCGAAATATATCGCGCTCGAGGGCGACAATGCAGCAACAGCGAGCGACTTCAATAGCTTTACCGCCACCAATGATGCTAATTTGGTAACTTTTCATACTCACATTTGTTTCGCCGAAAACACTCTCATATCAACAAGGGATGGCGCAAAGAAAGTACAGGATATATCCTATGATGACGATATCCTCGTATGGAATTTTGACGAAGGTAGATTCGATTATGCAAAGCCGATATTCATAAAACAGGAGCAGACGGCGGACTCCTATTGGCACGTTACCGACGAGGATGGAAAAACGGTCAACCTTGTAGGCTCAAACGGTAAATCTCATAGACTTTACAACAAGAGAACGCATTTGTTTGAATATCCGCAGGACATTCCTGAATGTAAGTGTGAAGAAATTCACGAAAGCGTGAAGTATTACAACATTATCACAGCATATCATTTCAACTGCTTTGCAAACGGCATACTTACGTCAAACCGTTATTCAAATATGCTCTATCCGATAACAGACGAGATGAAGTATGACAAGACGGTGAAGCACACAAACACTTGCAAACGTGAACAGTTTAACTTCTTAACGGATGACGAGTTTAAAAAGCTTAGACTTTCGGAAATGGAATATTCTGATGAAATGCGTGATTATGCAAAACGTTTCTTCACGCTTAAAAGATAATGGAAATTCTTCGATTATGAAGACGTAAAATACTATGAACTGAAAGGATGATGCTATTATGAAATTTGGAGCGAAATTCTCTAAGCCCGACGTGAGAGATTACAAGGTCAAGATGGTTGCTTCGGCAACCGTACTTCCCGAAAGCTACGAATGCCCCGATATGCCCGACGCGCTTGACCAGGGAAACGTTTCTTCGTGCGTGGCTCACGCTCTCACGCTTATTGTCGAATGGCACTCTCGCAGGCAGGGAGACTCGGCAAGCAGAATGTCGACGGCGTTTATATACGGAAACAGAATGAACAGCGTTTATTCGGGCGAGGGAATGGTGACAAGAGACGCCATAGACGCTGTGACTAAATGCGGAACGTGCGAAAAGAACGACCTTCCGCGCAATATCGAAGTACCCGAAGCTATTGAATATTTCAAGGAGAATTACTTCAAGCTGTGCGACAAGGCATATCCGAACAGATTTACAGCTTATGCCGGACTCGGAAGCGATGACAGCGTAAAAGCTGCGCTTATCAAATACGGTCCCGTTGTTATGGCTATGAATTGGTACAAAGATATTTGGCTCGACAAATTCAACGTTATGCACACAACGCAGGAGAGAAAAAATATATCCGGTGCGCACTGTATGGTTATTTACGGCTACAACAAAGACGGCTGGCTTGTTCAGAACTCTTGGGGCAAGAATTGGGGCGATAACGGAAGATGCATAATTCCTTACGATATCGTTATACGCGAAAAATTCCAGGTCATCGACAAATACTCGGAAAACGAACGGAATAAGAGAATAGCCGAACTTGAAAACAGCAACAATGAACTGCGTAAGCAGATTTCCGCACTCAACGAAAGAATACGCACACTCAATGAAAGTCTTGACGGGTTCGACTGTTATAAGAAGCTTACGGACGAGCAGAAAAAGCAGATAGCCGAGCTTACCAAATGTCTTAAAGAAGCAAACGAGAAAACCGCCGAGCTTATGGAAACGATTGAAAGACAGCAGAAAGAACTTGAAACGCTGAAAAATGAGCTGATTGAAATAAAGAAGCCTTTCAGCTCGCCCGTCGGTCAGTTTTTCGCAAAGATAATAAATGCGATACTCAGCGTTTTGAATTACATATTCAACAAAAAGTAAGGAGGTTTGTGCGATAACGCAATTTATTATTTACTTAATATACAAATAATCTTGACAAAATCACACAAAATATGGTATAATTGAGACAGAATAAAGAAAGGCAGTTTTTTTATGGTTGAAATTTACGGCTATTCTATTATCACAATTGGCATAATCTCTGCCGCTGTATATGCTATTATAGAGTGTCTTAAGCTCTTGTGGCTCAACGACAGAGAAGATTTGAAAAAGTATATTCCCATAATTGCGGCGGCGATTGGCGGTGTGCTGGGGCTTGCCACTTACTTTGTGCGCCCCGATGTTCTCCCGTCTCCTACTTGGTACGGAGCAATCATAACAGGGCTTGCAAGCGGACTTTCCGCAGTAGGTATCAATCAGATACCGAAGCAGCTCGGAAAGGATAAGTAATGCTCACTAAAGAAGAACTCGAACAGCTCGATGAAAGATATGTAAAACAGACGAACTGCGATGAATACCGTGCCGCGATTGTAGAAGCGAATAGGCAACAGGACGTGCTTTTATCTGCAATAAACGCTAAAATGTCATTTTTGCTTGCCATTTTAAGCATTACAGCAACCGCCGTTTTAGGTGCGGTGTTAAAGCTTCTTATAGGAGGTTAATATGAAATCTTGCGACGGCTGCAACGAGAAAATGTCAATTCCCTATGCCGTACACAAAGCGACAGTAACAAGACTCGAAAGAATAAACACGCGGCTGTGGGTAGTTATTTTGATTTTGATATTCGCTCTTATTGCGTCAAATCTTGCTTGGATAATATACGAAAAACAATTTGACGTAGTGGGAAAAAATGTCGAAATCGAATGTCAACAGGACAGCTGTTTATAAGGCGCAAAACAAATTATTTGCGCACACATAATGCACGAAATACGCACACAGGCTTCATTGCTTGCGTGCGTTTTTTATTATACAATAAAAGCAGAAAGAGAGGTAAAGGAAATGGACTATTACAATAACCCCTATATGGCGCGATATCAGAGCCTACAAGCCCCTGAAATGTTCAGGGGACAAATTACAGGGGTACGGCGAATTTCTACGCACAGCGAGCGGGAAAGACAGCGTAAAGGTGTTTGCCGTAATGGATGAACTTATGGGAGCGGTTGGGGCGATAAATAAAAACCTTTACGCGGCGACAATTGAAAAGCTTAAAGAAATTTAGACGGCGCGACCGTCTTTTCTTTTTGCCTGAAAAAATTAAAACAAAATTTCAAAAACCTATTGACAAACTTGTCACAATGTGATATAATAAACGCAGAAAGAGGGACAGAAAGCCCCAAATAAAGGAGAAAAGAAAAATGACAGAAGAACAATTTAGAAATTTAGAATGGAAAAAAGCTCGTGTTGAATTGCCTGTTGCAAGTAGAGGAGTAATAACGGTATTTGTTATAACTACAAACGGGAAAAGAGCAAAAGCAATGTTTTACTACAACGGCGGGAAGCCTACATTTGCTTCATACGGAAGTGTGATAGAAAACGTTATAATGTGGGCGTACATAAACAAATAGCCGAGCGGGGCGGCAAATCCCCGCAGAAGGAGGAAAATATGAAATGGTTAGCACGATTATTTAAGAAGCGGCGCACGCAGATTTACGCCGCAGACAAAAAAGCCGCAAGAATTTTCAAGTCTGCATTTGAAACGGCAATATTTAATAAAGTGTAAGGAGGTGAGAAAATGACATTTCGTGAAGAATTTATTTGTTTCCGAGCGTTGAATAAAATCACGGTTCGGACAGTTTGGCACAAAGCGGGTGTAGCTCCCGCAACGATAGTAAAATTCGAGAAGGGCAAGCGTGTGTTCAAAAGCACGGAGGAAAGGCTCCGCAAGTTTATGGAGGATTACAATGCTGAAAAAACTTATCAGGAAAATTAAAGACGCAATAACATTTCCGTTCCGCGTTCGCGCAATGCTTCGCGAGATTACGGAAGATATCGAATATTACGGGGAGGATATTTACAGATGAAATTCACGAGCAAAGACCGCAACTATGATTTGCGGGTATGTAAAAAATGCGGGTGCGAATACACCGAAGAACAAGCGGATTCAGGCTTCGAGACGTATTGGGACGGCTTCGCGGGAATTGGCGGCGTTGACCATTGGGAAAGATGCCCCGAGTGCGGTTGCGAGGATTTCGTGTATAAAGACTATACGCAAGAAGACGCAGAATTAAAAGAAGCGTTTGAAACGCTGATAAAAGAAAATTTCACGCCTGAGCAAATACGCGCACTTAATGAAATTTATGACGGCTCATATATTTGCGAAGATATCGTTTTCGGGGAGGAATAAAAAATGGAAAAGAATTATTTTAATGAGTTGAACAACGTCAACGTCGGCGAACACATCGAACAAAAAAACAAGCTTTCTTACCTTTCTTGGGCGTGGGCTTGGCAGGAATTAAAAAAGAGATATCCGCTCTCATACTACACAATTTATGAGGACGTGCGTGGACTCAACTATTTTACGGACGGCAAAACAGGGTACGTTAAAACGGGGGTGACGGTAGTTGACGGCGAAATGAAGCTTGAACACATCGAGTATCTCCCGATTATGGATTATCGGAACAATTCAATCCCGCTCGAAGAGATTACATCGTTTGATGTTAATAAATCTATTCAGCGAAGCCTTACAAAGGCTGTGGCGCGTCACGGTTTGGGACTTTACATTTACGCTGGAGAAGATTTGCCCGAAGACGAAAGAGCGGCTGAAAAAGCCAAAAAGGATGCGGAAATGGATAACGCAATGGCACTTCAAACAGTCGTACTTGTAGGCAAACACAAGGGAAAAACGCTGAAAGAGGTTTACAAAACCGCCCGCGAAGACATAAATGAGGTGTACGAAGAAAACGGCGACCGCATTAAACAGGCGATAACGACCATAAACGAATTTATAGAAAAGAGCAAAAAATGAAATTAACGGGAAAACTTCTTGAAGTCAGTTTCGGTGTCGGGGGAAAACCGAGACTGACGATAGAAATAAATGAGAGAAATGCGCTTCTGACGGGATTTGACGAGCTACACGGGCAGGAAGTGGCGGTGGAAATAAAAAGATATTCCCCCCGCCGTTCTCTCGACGCTAACGCCTTTTATTGGCTTCTGTGCGGCAAGCTCGCTGAAAAGACAGGCGTTGGAATGGCAGAAATCTATCAGAGCCACGTCCGAAATATCGGCGGGAATTACGAGGTTTATTGCGGCAAGACTGAGGCGGTCGAAAAGCTCATAAAGGCGTGGGAGAAGAACGGACTCGGCTGGATTGCCGAAACAACGCCGTCAAAATTGGATGGTTGCACAAACGCAATCCTTTACTATGGCTCATCGACCTACGACAGCCGTCAAATGTCCCGCTTGATTGACCAAATGCTGCAGGACTGTAAAGAACAAGGCATTCAGACCGAAACGCCCGCAGAGATTGCGAGAATGTGCGAGGAATGGGGAAATGACAATCATAAAACAAAAACCAAATGAGTGCTACATCTGCCACAGATATTGCGAGAATTTGCAAACGCACCACGTCTACGAGGGCGCATTCCGGGAACGCTCTGAACTGTACGGACTGACAGTCAAGCTTTGCCCCGACTGCCACACGGGCGATAATGGCGTACATCTGCACGAAGCGTTAAACCGTGCATTAAAAGCACATATTCAAAAAAAGGCAATGGCATTTTACCATTGGAACAAACAAGATTTTATCTCCCGATTCGGGAAAAACTACATAAGAAACGAGGAAAAAACAAATGGCAAGTCTTAATAAAGTGATACTTATAGGCAATCTTACAAAAGACCCTGAGCTTAAACAAACACCGGGCGGGGTTTCGGTTACATCATTTTCAATCGGAGTGTCCCGCAAATATTCGGGATCAGACGGCAACCGAGAAACGGATTTCATCAACATCGTGGCGTGGAGAACTACTGCGGAATTTATCGCAAAATACTTCCGCAAGGGAAGCGGAATATCAATTGTCGGTTCTCTGCAGGTCAGGAGCTACGACAGCAACGGGCAGAAGCGTTATGTGACGGAAGTTGTGGCGGAGGAAGCGGGCTTTATCGACAAAAAGGAAAACGTGGGAACAAGCGGAGCGGAAGCTTACAATACCCCGCCCGAACAGTTTACAGAAATTCCCGCCGACGAAGATTTGCCTTTTTGACCGCAAACTATTGACAAAAGGCTTTATTTGTGATACAATAAAGAAAAGGTTGTTTCGTGTGTCGCAGGCGCGAAATGACTGTAATATACGAGACAGCCTTAACCGTTTCGCCTATCGGACTGCGACCCCGATAGACGAGGCGGTTTTTTAATTAAAAGGAGCACGAAGTGAAATTCAATGATGATAAAAATGCAATAACCGTTCCCAAATATCAAAATTGCTTTGTTTATTTCTTGTTAAAAGGCGGGGAGGTTGTTTACGTCGGACAAACAAAAAATGGGATTGAAAGACCGTTTTCTCACAAAGACAAAGACTTTGACGAAATAAAAATAATTTATTGTGAAGAAACCGACGTTGACACCGTTGAAGACAGTTTCATCAAAAAATATACGCCCGCTTATAATAAACAAAGAAATTATTTCACGCAATGGAGTTTGTTGAAAGTTAGAAATTGCATAAGAAAAGCAACGGGAATTTCAAATTTTACAATTCCGAAATTGAAAAAAATATTGCGTGAACTCGGAATAATTGCCGAAAAAGATATTTACACGGGAGGAAGCTATATTCCGTCTGATGAATGCCCCAAAATAATAAGCTATATAAGGAGAACAAAAAATGGCAAAGTATGACGCAACAAAATTCTATTGGCTACAACTCCGAGAAGACTTCTTCGATGAGGATGCGATAGATTGGCTTGAAGAACAACCGAACGGGAAAGAATACAGCTTATTTTATCTGAAATTGTGCGTTAAGAGTTTGCGCACCAACGGTGTGTTAATTCGCCGCGTGGGAAATATGCTTATTCCGTATGACCATGTGAAACTTGGAGAATTGACAAAGACTTCGCCAGACACCGTAATAGTTGCAATGAACTTGCTGCTTCAAATCGGGCTTGTGGAACGGTTGGAGAATGGCGAATTATATTTGACTCAAGTCGAAAATATGATTGGAAGTCAAAGCAAAGGCGCGTTCAAAAAGCAACAACAAATTGAGCGCAGAAACGTTAATTTAATAGAGGGCGGAGCAAGGGTGGAAAAAATTCCACCAGATATAGATATAGAAAAAGAAAAAGAAATAGATATAGATATAGATAAAGAGAAGAAACCGCCGAAGCGGTTCACCGCGCCCGCTCTCGAAGAAGTTAAAGCATATTGCGCAGAACGAAAGAACAACGTGGACGCTGAACGGTTTATCGATTATTACACGGCTAACGGTTGGAAAGTTGGAAAAAACCCGATGAAAGATTGGAAAGCGGCTGTCCGGTCTTGGGAACGGAATGATTTTGGCAAGCCGAAAACGGCGGAAACAGAACACAGCTTCGACCTTGACGACTTTTTCAATGCGGCGGTCGACAAATCAAGGAGTCAGATATGAAAAAATACATTGATGCAGAAAAACTAAAACATCTTATACAACACGGGAGCACGTCTATGACAAGCGCGGCAGAAACTTTTGAACGGGTGGCATATTGGCTTGATATGCTTCCCGCCGAAGATGTTGCGCCGATTAAAAGGTGCGGCAAATGCAGTCATTGCGACGTTATTTTCGTAATAAACGGCGAGACCAAAAAAAGAACACCGCATTATTTTTGCGAAAAGGATTATTCAAAAGAAGTTAATTCAGACGATTTTTGTCACATTATAGACAAAGCTCTTAGCACAATCGCAGAAAGGAAAGAAAATGCGGACGTATAACATCACAATCAGCACGAGGGCTAATGCTATATTGTCTCCGAATAAAAAGCTCTATACGGGCGTTGTGGAGACTCACAGCGTGCAACAAGCAAAAGAATATGCCCTTGCAGAATTTGCAAAAGGCAAGTTCGGAAAACTCCTTGATCGGCGGGATTTGCGCATTTCGGTAAAAAAATAAAATAAATTTTCAAAAACCCCTTGACAAACTTATAACAATGTGATAGAATATAATCACAAAAGGGAACAACAAATCCCACCGAAAAGGAGAAAAGAAAAAATGGAAATGCAATATTTCAAGACCGACAAGAACGGAACAAAATATTATTACGATTGGACTTGCCCGCGTTGTGGCGGCGAAGGTCATTCGACAAAGTGGTTTCACACGGGCGAAACTTGTTGGGAGTGCAACGGTACGGGCAAAAGAACGGTTGCAAAGATTGTTAAGGTTTACACCGATGAATACCGTGCGAAACTTGACGCAAGGGCAAAAGCAAAGCGCGACGCGAAAGAGGCAGAGTTGAAAGCGGCGGGATATGAAAAAATTATGGGGCGTTACGGCTTTGGCGAAAACGGTGTCGGATATGTTTACGCGGGCAACACCTACGCGATAAAGGACAATTTGAAAGCGCACGGGGCACGTTGGTGTTGGACGCTTTACAGATGGATAAGCAAAGAGCGTATTGCCGATTATCGGTGCGTCGAGATTAAGGCAAGCGAAGTTTTCGACTTTTTCGGTTGCAACGGTTGGGATTTGAGCAATCCGAAACTTGAAGAGTGGGCGGAAGCACATAAAGAAGAACTCGAATAAACAAATAGCCGAGCGGGGCGGCAAATCCCCGCAGAAGGAGGAATAAAATGAGCGATTTTGAATTATTGAAAAATTTGCAGTTGGAGCTTGTCAACACTCTCGAAAATATGTTCTTAACCTAAAAACACATTATGTTGCACGACAGGATATGAGAAAGGAAGATGAGAGAGAATGGCAAAAGTAATAACATACGGTGGAGATACAAAAATCGGTGCATACAAATTCACTGACCGAAAGAAAGTATGCCTTTGCATTGAAAAAGGAAACGAAATAACGATTTATGGAACATTCAATAGTGAATATTGTGCAAATAATTTTATGGATGAATTAGGCAAGTTTCTTGGTGCAGAGTTCGACTGCCCAACCGAGAAAGGCGGTGAGAAGGAATGAACAGTTTTACAGTAATTGACAACGAAACAGGGGTATATCCCGATTGCGAAAAGATTGCATTGAATGAAGAATGGGCGAAACATCTTATATATTGTGATATTGATACTTTTGCAATTACAGAAGATGGAGATTTGATTTTGCTTGATGATTGCGGAAATTGTGCTTTTTGCCCTGCAGATAGATTTACTGTTGTGTTTGAGAAAGGCGGTGAGAAGGAATGAAAAACAGATTGATTGAATTGCTTGAAGGGACTTTGGAAGATTGGGAATGTGATGTAAGCGATAAGACAATATCAGAAATCGCAGAACATCTTATTGAAAATGGTGTAATTGCTTCCCCTTGCAAAGTGGGAGATAAGATTTATCAAACCGACGGAATAAGAATATACGAAAGCACAATAAATGAGATTACTTTTACTACGCAAAAAATGATTTGTGTTTGTGTTACAGAAAATATTGCATTTGACGAAACCGCAATAGGTAAAAGCATATTTTTTGACAAAAAAGAAGCGCAAGCAAAATTGAAAGGCGGTGAGGAGTGATGAGTGAGGAAAACAAAATGAGATACAAAGTTGGAGACAAGGTAAGAATAGTGAGCAAATGGGGCGAAGGTTGTTGTCATAGTCAAAACGGGGAAATGGACAAATGGCTCGGAAAGGTTATGACGGTGAGATACGTTGGTATTACGTTATACAGAATGGTTGAAGACAGAGAAGACAACGAATGGGGCGGCTGGGTTTGGACGGAAAACTGCATTGCGGGGCTTGCCTGTGAAAATAAAATCGTTATTACAACAGACGGCGCAGAAACACTCGCAAGGCTTTATGACGGTAAAAAGGTTATAAAGACCGCAACAGCCAAATGTTCGCCCGATGATAAATTCAGCTTCGAGACGGGAGCTAAGATTGCATTTGAGAGACTTTTTGACGGTGAAGAAAAAGAAGAACCGAAGTATTTCAACGGCAAGGCGGTATGTGTAAACAAACATCTCGGGTTTACAGTTGGGAAAATCTATGAATTTGTTAACGGACAATGTTTTGACGACCAAAAGATGTTAAGACCCCTTTGTTCTAAATGCAAAGACCTTCGGTGGTTCGATAGTGTATTTATTCCTCTTGTAGAATAAGGAGGTATAAAATGATAAATAAAGGCGAATTATGGCAAGGCGATATAAACGGTGTTATAGTCAAAATAACGGATAGAAAAATAGAAAGCGGGAGAGTATACGTCAAATATAAACAGCTTGACAAATACGGCTCGCCCGTTCTCCCTGAAAGGGAAGTCACAGAACAAGCATTTTCGCATTGCGGAATGAGGAGGATAAAATGATTGAGACGATGACAAAGCGGTTAAGCGGAATACTTAACCGCTACAAGCTCCCTATTGCTTTGCAGGTGAGCATAAACAAGACGATAACGGACGAGATATGCAAGCTCTGCGCCGAGACAGCTGACACGGTGAGGATGATTGACCTGTGGACATTGCTTGACGGAATGGGCTTTACGAATGAGCAGGTGGAAGAGTTTGTAGAAAAGGCGCAGGAGAATTATTCGGACGCATATGGAACATACGGGATTGACGCTGTTTTCAAACTCCGTCAGCTTTTGAAAGAAAGGGGCATAACGTATGGCAAGTGAAACAGGATGGGAGCGGATATGCCCCGTCTGCGGAAAGCACTTTTTCCCGACAGACCAGCACGTTTATTCAATCAAAGTGCGAAGAACGAACAAGAAAGGAGTTATGTTGAGTGGATTTCTCAAAAAGAAGGTTTGCTCTTGGAAATGCAAGCGCGAATACGAAAAGCAAATATCATTCGAGGAAGCAGACCATAGACGGACACGTTTTCGCAAGCAAAAAGGAAGCAGCCCGATACGCAGAGCTGAAACTTCTTGAAAGAGCGGGCATAATATCCGACCTTGAATTGCAAAAGCGTTTTGAGCTTATACCGTCGCAGAGGATAAACGGAAAGGTGGTTGAACGTCCTTGCTATTACGTTTGCGACTTCGCCTATTGTGAAGGCGGAAAACAGGTCATAGAGGACGCAAAAGGAATGAAAACCGAAGTTTACAAAATAAAGAAAAAACTAATGCTTTACAAGTACGGAATTACAATAAAAGAGGTTTAAGGTTGCGAAACCTTGACAAATTGTGACATATGTGATATAATTATTAAGGAGCGAAAAAATGGAAATAGTAAAGATTAAAATAAAAGATTTAACTCCATACGAAAAGAATGCAAAGTTGCACCCGAAAGAACAGATTGAGCAGATAAAGTTATCTATTCAAAAATATTCGATGTGCGACCCGATTGGCGTGTGGGGAGAAAAGAACATAATCGTTGAAGGACACGGAAGATATTTAGCATTAAAAGAATTGGGATATGATGAGGTTGAGTGTATAAGGCTTGACCATTTAACCGATAAGGAACGCAAGGAATATACACTTGTTCATAACAAGACAACAATGGACACAGGATTTGACCTTGATTTACTTGTTCCTGAATTGGCAGAGTTAGATTTGAGCGATTTTAACTTTGACTTCGGCATTGATGACGATGAAGAAACCGAGATTGTGGAAGATGATGACCTTGACGAACAGGAAAGACTTTTCAAAGAACGAATGGCAAGAGGCGAAATCTCCGAGGAAGATGAAGAATACCAAGCGTTTCTTGAAAAGTTTGAGGCAAAGAAAACAACCGATGATTGTTACACTCCAGACAACATTTACGATGCTGTAAAGAAATGGTGCATTGACAAATATGGATTAAAGGGCAAGAAAATCATTCGCCCGTTCTATCCCGGCGGTGATTATCAAAAAGAGGATTACAGCGGAGATTGTGTTGTACTTGACAACCCTCCGTTTTCTATCATTTCCGAGATTTGCGAGTGGTACACAGAAAGGAACATTCCATTCTTTATGTTTGCTCCTGCGTTGACCTTGCTGGGAATTGCGAGAGGTACGATGAATTATGTGGCTTGTTGTGTTGGTGTAACCTATGCCAATGGTGCAAATGTTAGCACCTCTTTTGTAACAAACCTTGGAAATAAGAAGATTGTTGCATCGGCAGAACTTCATGAACTTGTTGAAGAAGCCAACAAGGAAAATTTGCGAAAGATGCATAAAGAACTTCCAAAGTATTCATATCCCGATGAGGTGCTTACTGCTACGATGCTTGGATATATGGCGGCACACGGAACAAGCATTGAGATTGATGCAAAAGATGTACACTTTATCCGTGCATTGGATCGCCAAAAGGAAAGCGGAAAAGGTTTGTTCGGAAGCGGTTTCCTTCTTTCCGAGAAAGCGGCGGCAGAGAAAGCGGCGGCAGAGAAAGCGGCGGCAGAGAAGATTGACACAAACATTTGGGAATTGTCCGACCGAGAGCGTGAGATTGTGAAATCTCTTGGAAAGTGAGGAATTTCGATGGCTGACACAAAAGCAGAAATCGCAAGAGTTGAAAAGGCACTCGCTGAAACGAAATCTCCCTACTTGAAAAGGGACTATGAGAAATATTTGAAGAAATTATACAGGCGACTAAAAAGGGGTGAGTAAATGTCAAAAAAGAGACCGCCTAACGCAGAAGCAACGGAGTTCCGAGCAGGTGAACAACAGGTAGAAATTGCAAGGCAAGGCGGTGTTGCTTCGGGCATTGCAAGGAGAGGAAAAAAGTCACTCCGTGAAGCAATGCAAGTTTTAATGGATGCCGACTTGACGGGCAAGGACGGAAAGACGATGACTGGCACAGAGGCAATGGCGGCAAAGGTGTTTCAAGCGGCGTTGAAGGGTGATTGGAAGGCTTGGGAGTTAGCGCGTGACACCGCAGGACAGAAGCCCGTTGATAAGGTTATGGTTGCAGAGGTCGAGCAGTCTGTTATTGATGATGTTGAAAGGATGGTAAACGATGAGCAACGTTGAACACCCTGAACATTACAATGCAGGCGCAGTCGAATGTATCGACGGCATAGAAGCAGCAACCGAGAGTTTATCGGGATTTGAGGGCTTCTGCGTGGGCAACGCAATTAAATATCTTTGGCGTTGGAAGCATAAAGGCGGCGTTGAAGACTTGGAAAAGGCAAAATGGTACATCGATAAACTTATAGAAAGGGCGAAACAATGATTATACCCTATGACCTTAAAGTGCGATGCGTGAAAGAGTCATACACGGGCAAAACCGCGAGAGAAATTTATAACGGCATATTTGCCCCCGAACACGGGGACAGTATGTCGTTTTCGACGTTTGCGAGGAAGCTTCGATATTGGCGTAATAAGCAAATGGCGGACGGCGTAACCTTGGAGCGTGGAACATACGGAGGGTTTACAGCTCACGGCGCAACGGTACAAGTGAACGGAAACGGCGAAATAACACAAGCATGGATTAAGCAAAAAGCAGAGGATGTCAATTGGGACGATATAAAGGACTTTATCCGAGAGAACGTTCAGCCGCTCAAAATAGACGCTTGCGAGATAAGTGGTGATACAATGCTTGAAATCCCGCTCTTTGATATGCACTTTGGGATTGCGAGCCTTGAAGACTACACACAGCAGACGCGCGAAATAAAGGGCATTATCGAAGCGAAAGCATATGACGAGATAAATATCATATTCGGTCAAGATATGCTCCACACAAACGATATGCGCGGTCATACGGCAAAGGGAACGAGTATTGAAGCGGCGGACTTCCGCAATGCGTGGGAGGACGCTTGGAACTTTTGGCATAACGTCATTCCCGCTTGTTTAGAACACTCGCAAAAGGTAAATGTTATTTACTCAAAGGGCAATCACGATGAATGCTCCTCGTGGTGTCTATTCAAGGCGTTGCAAGTGGCTTTTCCTCAGGCGCATTTTGATGATACGTTCCGAGACAGAAAGTGCATACATTGGCGGAGATGTTTCATTGGAGTGACACACGGCGAGGGCGCGAAAAGAGAGCCGAGAGACCTTCGGGGGCAGTTTACAATACGCTTTCCGACAGAGTTTGCAGACAGCGACGTGCGAGAGATACACGCCGGGCATTTGCACTGTGAGAGCGAGAGCGACTTATACGGGGTTATGATAAGGCGCACAAGCACGGCAAAGCCCGACGATGCTTGGGGCAACAGCGAGGGCTACATTGGAGCGCATAAGCGGTTTATGATGTTTGAATGGTTGCCGTCAAGGTTAAAGGCGGTGTATTATGTATGACGCGCGAACAGGCGGTCAATTTTCTTTTAACGTCTCCGTATAAGCTGGGGCATATGCTCGGGTTTACGAAGCTCACGGAGCTTCACAACAAATGGATAAGGGATATGATTGCCGGCAAGGATGATAAGACGCTGCAGGCGCACAGAGGCTCTTATAAGACAACGTGCGTGTCGTTGGCTTTGGCAATAATTATTATTCTTCTCCCGAACAAGCGCACAATGTTTATGCGAAAGACCGACAACGACGTTAAAGAGATTATCAAGCAAACGTCAAAAATCCTGCAAGACCCGCACACGCTGTATTTTGTGCAGTGTATTTATGGTGTTAATTTAAGGCTTGCGACCGAAAACGCAACGGAGCTGTCGACAAACCTGTCAATAGACATAAGAGGAACGGCACAGCTTATCGGATCGGGTTGCGGCGGCTCTCTGACGGGAAAGCACTTTGACAGGATTTTCACGGACGACATTGTAAACGTCAACGACCGAATATCAAAGGCGGAGCGAGAGCGGACAAAAACTGTATATCAGGAGTTGCAAAACATCAAGAACAGGGGCGGGCGGATTTTCAACACGGGAACGCCGTGGCACGCCGATGACTGTTTTTCAATTATGCCCGCTCCCGAAAAGTGGGACTGCTACTCAACGGGATTGATGACAGAAGAAGAGATAGCCGCAGTTAAAGAAAGTATGACGGCTTCGCTTTTTTCGGCGAACTACGAATTAAGGCATATTGCGGCGGAGGATGTTATATTCTCAAATCCTCACACGGGCGCGGAATCGTATCTTGTGGAGCAAGGCGACGGACATATAGACGCGGCATATGGCGGGAGCGACTTCACGGCATACACGCTTGTCAGGAAAGACGGCGATGTTTATTATGTACTCGGCAAGCTATGGAACAAACACGTCGATGATTGTCTCGACGAAATACAAGCGTTACACGCTCGGTTTAATGCGGGGAAGATATTTGTTGAGGACAACGGAGACAAAGGATATCTCGGTAAGGAATTACGGCGCAGGGGCGAACGGGCAGTTATTTATCACGAGAATATGAATAAATATCTCAAAATAACGTCCTATCTGAAAGCCGAATGGAAAAATATATACTTTGTTGAGGATACCGACAAAGAATATATAGAGCAAATTTGCGACTACAACGAAAACGCGGAACACGACGACGCGCCCGACAGCTTGTCGTGCCAAATCCGCAGACTTTGGAAGAAGAACGGCGATTATCAATCTATACTTAAGGGGTGAACGAATGAAGAGCTACCAGGACTTAATAGCGGCGAGCGAAAACGAAGCCGCAAAAATGGCGTTTGTTTTTGCCGCCATTACCGAACACAAAGGCACAACGCCTTATATTATCGCTCTTGACGCAGAGCAGTATTACAGGGGGCTAAACCCGCGCATAACGAAATACGAAAAAATAATCTACGATATGCGCGGCGATGCGCACGTTGACAAATGGACACCGAATCATAAAATAGCGTCAAACTTTTTTAATTTTGCGATAACGCAGGAAAATCAATACTTGCTCGGCAACGGTGCAACATTTACAAAAGACGATACAAAGGCAAAGCTTGGGGATGACTTCGACACACAGTTGCAGGACTTGGGGAAAAAGGCGCTTGTCGGCGGAGTGGCGTTCGGATTTTTCAACCTTGACCACATCGACACTTTTTCGCTGTTGGAATTCGTTCCGCTTTATGACGAAGAAAACGGCGCATTGAGAGCGGGCATAAGATTTTGGCAAGTATCGCCTGATAAACCTATGCGGGCGACGTTGTACGAAGAAGACGGATATACGGATTATATAAGGGCGAACGACAAAAGCGCAATACTCCACGAAAAACGACCTTATAAGCTCAAAGTGCGCACATCAGAAGCGGACGGCGAGGAGATATATGACGGCGAGAATTACCCGACGTTCCCGATAGTCCCGCTTTGGGGAAATGATAAAAAGCAGTCGGAGCTTGTGGGCAGACAGGGAACGATTGACGCGTTCGACCTGCTGAACAGCAACCTTGTGAACAACCTTGACGAGGCGAACTACATTTATTGGGTGCTTACGAACTGCGGGGGAATGGACGAGATGGACGACGCGAAGTTTATTGAGCAGTTGAAAACAACGCACGTTGCACACGCGGACGGCGACAGCGGAGCAACAGCGGAAGCGCACACGATAGAAGCACCGTATCAGGCAAGCGAGAGTGCCATTCAGACGATACAGAGACGGCTGTATGAGGACTTTATGTGCCTTGATGTAAATTCCCTTTCGGCGGCAAACAAAACAGCCACAGAGATTAAAGCCGCATATCAGCCGCTCGATAGCAAATGCGATATGTATGAATATTGCGTTATTGAGTTTGTGCAGAAAATTCTCAAACTTGCGGGAATAGACGATAAAGTCACATTCACACGTTCCAAAGTTGTTAACAAATCCGACGAGATAAACACATTGCTTGCGGCTCAGGCGTACCTTGACGACGAAACGCTCGTCGAGCAAGTCTGCCAAATACTCGGCATAGCTGATAAAACGGACGAAATAATCAGAAAACGCAGAACGGAAGAACAAAGCAGATTTGAGGTGGCAGAATGAAACTAACAGACGAAAGAACAACGCTTTTTCAATGGGACACGGGACGAAGCGTAACGGCGGATAGCGCACAGGTGCATTTTTCAAATAAACAGCTCGGACGTTCTTTTGACGTTGATGTAAAAGACGGTGTGGCTCTTATCCCCGATATGCTGTTGACGTGCGCCGCGCCGATAAAAGCGTGGGCGTGGGTTGGCACGGCAACAGAAGGCTATACGAAAGAGGAGCTTGTAATCCCCGTTCAGCCGAGAAACAAACCCGCCGATTATGTATTTACGCCTACTGAGCAAACAACGCTCGCCGACATACAAGGACAAATCGGTGACTTGTCAGAGCTTAAAACGGTGGCAAGGGACAATCTCGTGGACGCAATCAACGAAGCGGCAGAGAGCGGCGGCGGCGCGTCTATGGCGGAGAACGTCAAATATACAAACGCCGATTTGCCGAACGTGGAGAACGTCAAACAGGCTCTTGACGCAAACACAGCAAGCATAAAGTCGGACAAAAGCGCAATTGCCGCAAATACGGCGGCGGCAAATAAAAACGCGCAAGATATATCCGCAATTTTGGGCAACCTTGCAACGGACGAAGCGCAGATAAAAGAAAACAAAGACAACATAGCGCAGAACACAAATGATATATTGGACAATGCGCAGAAGATAGCCGCAAACACCACAAACATCGCAAAAAATACCGAAAAGATAGCCGAGAATACGGGCAACATATCAAAAAACACCGAAAAGATAACGGCGAACACAGCCGCGATTGCCGATAATGCGTCGAAAACGGCAACAAACACGTCCGACATACAGGCGAACACGGCGGCAATACAGCTTAATACTGCCGCAATCGCAAAAAACACGGAAAAAGCGCATACGCACAGCAATAAAACGACGCTTGACAAATTCGGAGAGTCAAACGGTCAGCCTACATTTGACGGTCAGTCGATAAAAGGCGAAGCGGGATATAGCCCGACAGCGGCAGTCGCACAGACTGACACGGGAGCAACAATAACAATTACCGACAAGAGCGGCACAACGACTGCAACCGTGACAAACGGTGCAAAAGGCGACAAGGGCGA